TTAAATAATGGCTATTACCAAACATTTGGTCAAGAAGATCAATACTTACGATCTTCAACAAATTTCAGAAAGTGAAGAAGATTATTTAGCATATTGGGTTGCAAATAAACTATTTAATTCTACAGCTGGTGAAGCTGGCGTATTAAGCAAATCTTTGTCTAATGGTACTAGCATTGGATCCTATACTGATACCCTTTTCGATCAAGCAGTAGGTACTCACCCCGGATCTTCTATCACATCTTCTTCTACCACTACTACTCTTTATCAAAACTTTTCAGGTAATGCAACACTTGCAAGCGTGGATCCGGTAACTCTGGTAGACGGGGAGACTGATCTTAAAGCTACTACATCTTCCGATCTTAATGTTATTGCAGACAGACTTTTAGAAAAAGTGTTCGGTGACGACTATTTTTCATATCGTATTGACACTTCTGCACCAGCAGGGCATACTCTTTTTATATCTAGCCTTTTTACTGATACTAGAACCGATGGGACTAGTATAACGTATAACTTGTATAAGAAAAATCTTCCAACTCAACCTACTGCAGTTCAACCTGTAAAATTATTTGGTTCAGATCTTAAAGAAATGAGCGACACAGAGATTCGGGATCTTTTCGGTCAAGCTGTAAAAAATAGAGTTACGTCGGGCGGGATTGGATCTTATCTGTTAAGGACTTCTGCCCAAGGCGCACCAACCGCTACTGGTACATGGGTAAGTCGTGGTACAGCAGTTGACACTAAGCAAAATACAGCAGATGTAAATTACACACGAAATAGCCAACGAACCTCTACTAGAAATTCTACCAGAGGCACGTCAGGTAACTTTACCAGAACTTCCACTAGAGCTTTTACAAGAAATTCCGGGGTAAATTATCTAGGTAACTATGTGAGTGCTGTGACCTTTGTGGGTAATTATGCTGGTAACTATGTGTCCGGTCCAACAAATGTTGCTGGTACTTACGTAGGTGAATATACCGCAAACTTTACCAGAACTTCTACGAATGCTTTTACACGGGATAGCACGGTAGATTATTCTAGGACCTCTACAGTAAATTATACACGGTCGAGCACGGTAGATTATTCTAGCAACTCTACAGTAAATTATACACGGTCGGCAACGGTAGATTATTCTAGGACCTCTACAGTAAATTATACACGTACTTCCACCCGAAACTCTACCAATGCATTTGCGGGTAACTTCGTTGGTGACTACGTTACTGCTTTCGTAAGAACCTCTACAGTGGACTATACAAGGGTTTCTACTAGAATAAGAACAGGTGGCGATTTTACCCGAACTTCTACTAGAATTGATGGGGGTGGTTCATCAGCAACTTACGGTGGTAAAATAGTATACTTTGGTGGTGCAGCTTACGAGGGTAATTTCATTGGCAACTACATCGGTGACGTATTTACTAGAACCTCTACTAGAATTAGGCAAGATATTCGTTCGGACACTTTCGGTAGTAGAGTTGAATACTATGTGAGTCCAGCTTACGAGGGTAATTTCATTGGCAACTATACTGGTAACTTTATCGGAGATTACACCGGTAACTTTACTGGCGGTAACTTCCTAGGCGAGTATGTTTCTAATTTTACTAGAACATCAACGCGAAGTTCTACCAGAGCATTTGCAGGTAACTACGCTGGAGACTTTGTTGGCGGTAACTTTGTTGGCAATTATACCGGTAACTTTGTTGGCGACTATACTGGCGACTTCGTAGGTAACTATACTGGTAACTTCATTGGTAACTATAGCGGGGGCTTTGCAGGTAACTATACCGGTAACTTTGTTGGCGACTATACTGGCGACTTCGTAGGTAACTACGTTAACACCTTTGTTGGCGAATACGCTTCGGATGATTACATCGGTGACTATGCCGGGGAGTACGTAACTAACCAAGATTTTATCGGAAACTACACTGGTGAATTTTTAGGTGAATATACTGCAGAGTATGTAGGAAACTACGACGGTGGATTTATAGGTAACTACGATGGTAACTTTATCGGAGATTACACCGGTGATTATCTAGGACAGACGATCCAAGTTACCTCCAGTCAAGCGGAGATATATACACTATATCTTAGAGTATCTTGAGGACAATATATGAGCAATAGCACTTTACTGAAGCTGAAAGATGCCGCGGGAAACCTACAACAGTTTAATACCTCTTCAGATTTAGACTATATTAATGTGCAAAGTGCTAATTGGTTGGCAAGCGCCACCAGTAACTGGTACATGAATACCACTTCTGGTAATTCGGTTGGGTCCCATACAGATACAGTCTACGATCAAGCTCCTGGTGCTCACGATTCATTATCGATTAGTACAACCACCACGAATCTATATCAAAATTATACAGCGCCATCCGCTCCTACTGTTGTGCCTCTATCTTTTGATGCAGGAGCTGCATACGAGATGATACCGACTGATATCAATTCAATTGCTGATGATATCATTTCTTATATTTTTACCAATGATGGTCCAGGGGCTTATAGATTAGCAGTTTCCTCACCTGGTGCTGGATGGTCTGCAGAGCTTAGTAATGTATTTACTGATACCAGATCTGATGGTACTACTATTAATTACACGCTTTGGAAAAGAACCTCGATTACTGTTCCTACTGCGGTAAGACCTATTAAAATAAAATACGTCGCTTCTGCATTTGCCGGCTTTCAAGAGATGTCGGATGCTGAAATAAAAGAAGCGTTTGGGTATTATTTAATTGATAGGATATCAACTACAGGCGTTGGTAAGTATCAGTTAAGAAGTTCTGTACAAGGTACGCCAACTGATCCCGGTACATGGGTTACAAAAGGAACCGCTCTTGATACCAGACAACAGGTTGCAGAAGAAGCATACACAAGAGACAGTACTAACGTCTTTAATAGAGATAGCACCCAAAACTTTACTCGTGACAGTTCACGAGTCAGTACTTTAAATTTTGTACGTACAAGCCAGGTAGCATTCTCCTCGGAGTACACCAGAACAAGTCTTGTCAACTTCTCAGCAAACTATATCAGAGAAAGCACTACAGAATTTACTAATAATTTTAATCGTGATAGCACTAGAAATTCTCTACAGACTTTCTTGGGTAACTACACAAGAGTAAGTCAAACTAGTTTTACTAGTGACAGTACTAGAGTTTCTACCGCGGCATTTAGTAGAAATAGTACAAGAGTATCTAATCTTGATTTTACACGAACAAGAGAGTCGACGTATCTTGGTAACTACGCTACTACTTATCTCGGTAATTACGTTGGTGGTAACTTTGCTGGTAACTACGAGGGTAACTTTACGGGTAACTATCAGGGTAACTTTATTGGCGATTACACTGGTGACTTTATTGGTGGCAACTTCCTAGGAGACTATACCGGTAACTTTATAGGTAACTATCAGGGTAACTTTATCGGTGACTATGCTGGTAACTATGTTGGAGACTTTGTTGGCGGTAACTTTCTTGGCGACTATACTGGTAACTTTATTGGCGGTAACTTCCTTGGTGACTATGCTGGTAACTTTTTAGGGGATTTTGTTGGCGGTAACTTTCTTGGCGACTATACTGGTAACTTTGTTGGCGGTAACTTCCTTGGTGACTATGCTGGTAACTTTGCCGGTAACTTTGTCGGAGATTACATTGGTACCCAAAATTATACCAGAACTAGCACTAGATTAAGTCAACGCACGTCTACTGTGAACTATACAAGAAATAGTCAACGCACCTCGACTGTGAACTATCAACGTACTTCGACTGTGAACTATCAACGTACCTCTACAAGAACTTCGACTGTGAACTATCAACGTACCTCTACAAGAAGTTCGCTTACATACTTCCTTGGTGACTATGCCGGTAACTACCTAGCTAACTTTACTCGGGTTAGTAATCGTACAAGTACCCGATATTCTACTGTAGATTATACTAGAAATTCGCTTGTCCCATATGCTAGAACTTCTACGAGAAGTTCCACTAGGGCTTTTGCTGGTAACTTTGATGGTAACTACGTCGGTGACTACCTAGCTAACTTTCTTCGTACTAGCACAAGAACTTCTACTCGGACAAGTACAAGAATACGCGCTCTTCAGGGTGGCAGCGTGCAATATTATGGCGGCTCACCAGCATACTTTGGTGGTGGCATTAAGTACTACATTGGAGACTTTGTTGGTAACTTTGCTGGTAACTTTGTAGGGGACTACGCGGCTAACTTTCTTCGAACTAGTACTCGTACGATTACTAGAAGTTCAACTAGAGCATTTGCTGGTAACTTTATAGGTAACTATTCTTCTGACTTTATAGGTAACTTTGTAGGCGGTAACTTCCTTGGTGACTATGCTGGTAACTACACCGGTGACTACGCTGCTAACTTTACTCGAACTAGCACAAGAAACAGACTAAATGCAACCTATGCAGGCAACTTTCTTGGTGACTTCGTAGGCGGTAACTTTGTAGGGAACTATACCGGTGACTTCGTAGGCGGCAACTTCCTCGGTGACTTTGTAGGAGGTAACTTCCTCGGTGACTATACCGGTGACTTTGTAGGTGGCAACTTCCTTGGTGACTATACTGGTAACTTTGTAGGGGACTACGCTAACGAAAATACTAACTTTACTCGAACTAGTACAAGATCTTCTACTAGAACTTCACAAAGAACAAGCACTGTCGATTACACAAGATTAAGTCAGCGTACGTCTACTGTTAACTATCAACGCACCTCAACTAGAACTTCACAAAGAACAAGCACCGTTGATTACACAAGATTAAGTCAGCGTACGTCTACTGTTAACTATACGAGAACTTCACTCAGAACTTCCACGAAAGATTCTACAGTAAACTTTACCAGAGACAGTACCAGAAACAGTCAAAGAACTTCTACTGTAAACTACACAAGAAATAGTACAAGAGATTCTACTGTAGATTATACACGCGTTAGGGCGCAAGATTTTACCCGAACACGAGAAGTTGCATATGCTGGTAACTATGTTGCTCACTATGACGGTAACTATGTAGGTGGTAATTTCTTAGGTAATTATCTTGCTGATTATACCGGTGACTTTGTAGGTAACTATATTGCTGATTATTTGGGTAACTTTATCGGCAACTACATTGCAGATTACACTGGTGACTTTATTGGGGATTATACTGGTGACTTTATTGGTAATTACGTAGGCGAATATACTGCTGAATACACAGGAAACTTTGTGGGTGACTATGTAGCACATTATGAAGGTAATTTCTTAGGCAATTATGTTTCAGATTATACCGGAGAGTTTATTGGTAACTATACTGCAGATTACACAGGTAACTATATTGGTGATTATATAGGCAACTTTATAGGCAATTATACTGGCAACTTTATTGGCGACTATACGGCTTCCACCGTCCAAGGAACAGACGAAACTCTAGAGATATATACATTATACGTTCGAACAGCATGAGGTTACTATGAAAAAAGAATGGAAATTTCCCTTCTGGGAAAATTATCAAAAAGATAGAATTACTGCAAAGCTTTTTATTATTCATGAAGACGGTAAAGAAACATCTTCTACTGCCACAGTTTCTAAGTATCAGGCTGATGGATCTATTAATAAAGATTTTCAGCAAATCATTGATCAAAATACAATTGAAAAGATTAATGAGAATACTAAAGAAAGAGAAGAGCGTCATAAGAATAGACGAAAAAGCGATAAGAAAGCTCAAGAAGAAAGAATACAAGCTCAAAAGCTTGAGAATCTTTTTAATGCTAAGCTTGAAGTTTTTGAGATTGAGCCGGTAAAAAATTCTAAAAATAGAAAATTAAAAGCCAAAATCAGAAAGTCTAAAAGCATTTTCGAAATGCAGGCTTATCTTTCTTTGTTGATCCAGGAAGAATATAATAATGAATCTATCCCAACACCAGAGTCCGTCTAAGGGATTTGTAATAGTTGCATCTAAAAAGCCCGCATTTTATTATTCGGCAATTAACCTTATTGAATCTATATGGGACTACTACCCTGAGGCTCAGTTTGCACTTTTCACAGAAGATCGATTTTTAGACAGTAGAGCTGAAGATCCTAGAATCCAAGTCTTTTCATGCACGAACCACATTCGTGCTAAGCTATACGGTATGGCTAATTCACCTTTTGATATTACATTCTATATTGATGCTGACTGTGAAGTTGAGCATGAAGATATTGTTACTATCTGGGATCAGCTTGAAGATAATGATCTTGTATTCGTAGAGCTAACCAAAGACAATAGAGCAGCTGGATCCTTTGTCGAGGTTACGGCTAAGATTCCTAGCACTGGAGATCTTATTGACTTAACACTCTGCGGTGGCGTTTGTCTATACGATATGAGAAATCCAGTTGTTAGAGAATTTATGCAAGATTGGTGGGAAAAATTCCAAGTCCAAGAAGAAGTGTACAATAACGTTGATGTTGGTCCCAATCAAAGATGGTTTCCAGAAGACACCCCTCAAACTATGTTGCGATGGGATCAGTTTACCTTGTGGTGGATGACCAATAAGGTTGATAGATATAAAGATATTAAAATAGGTATTTTTAAAGAAAATTATAGATGGAACTGGTTTACTTCTTTTAGGATTAATCCTGAGACTAAAAAACACAATCTAGTAGATAATCCACCTATTGTTATTCACCATTCCGCAAGTATGAAAAAGGACGCAGTACATTAATGTTTGAAGTTCGTGATGTAGAAATTAATAATGAAGAAGTCTTAAAGTCACTTAATAAATTTAAGGATTTTATTCTTGCTAAAAGAGATTCTGGTGAAATGGATAAGGACCTTCAATTAAATGCGAAGGATCACACGCGTGATAGATGGTTGGCTGACGACTATATGCATCGTATTATCGATCGCAATAGACAGCATGAGGGATTCCCAGAAAGCATGCAATCTTATCATGGTCTAATGCCCAATAGCAATAGCGGATATAAAGATAGCTTTAAAGATTACCGAGACATGAGTAATCGACTTAATATGGAAATGATGACTGAGCTGTCTGCCAGAACAAATACATTAGTTACAGTATACCCTCCAGGTGGATGGATCAGTTGGCACAATAACGCAAATGCTGCTGGCTATAATGTCATTTTTTCTTGGTCAGAGAATGGTGACGGATGGTTTGATTATTGGGATGTCGATAAGAAAGAACGTGTTAGAATTCCAGATCACTCTGGTTGGCAGTGTAAAATGACTTACTTCGGATCTTATGATGAGCCAGATAAACTGTGCTATCATGCTGCATCAACGGACTGCCTTCGGATTAGTGTTGCATATGTCTGGGGTAGAGATGAAGCTCATAATCTTTGGGAAGATATTATTGAAGATATTGAAAATCCTGTATAAAGGGGGTTTACAAAGCTGCAGAAGTTGGTATAATAAAGAAGAGTACTTTGGGTAGGATAGTACATGATTAATGTAGTATGTGTAAAATATGGTAACAAATACACAGAAGAACATGTAAATCGACTTTATGAAATGGTACGGAGAAATCTCTCTTTGCCATTTTATTTTTATTGTCTAACAGAAAATACTAATGGGTTGCATTCTGATATTTTATCTATACCGTTAGATTTAAATCTTGAACTTGAAACGTATTGGTATAAACTCACTATCTTTAATAAGGATCTTTACGGTAATGATAATCTTACGTTATATTTAGATTTAGATACCATTGTGCAGAATCCGTTGGATGATCTATTTAAAGATCCAGTAAGTCCGATGAAAATAGTGTTTACAGATCTATTTATATCTCTAGATAAAAACCATGTTGAATTCTGTAAGCATCCTAATCTTGTTAACTCGTCTATAATATTATTTAGACCTTCTAGAACAAATTATATTACAGAACATTTTTTACAAAATCCTGACCACTACATCCTAGAATATAAAGGCGTGTGTCGTTATCTCTGGTACTTTTTTAAGGATGACTTCGAGTTCTTTGAAATTATAAAAGACTTTTATCCTGTGATCAATAACTCACAAGCGTGGTTAAATATTCCAGATCATAAAAAGTGGATCTCTAATAATCGTGTAAGAAATCAATATGGAAGTATGTCTATAAACTTTGTTCCACATTCTAAGATTGCTATGTTAAATGGCGCTTCGAATTATCAAGTATTAGAGCGGGTCTACGAGGTTTTTTCTTCTTATTTTAAATAATTCAAACATTTTTTTGTTATAAATAACGGTAAGAACACGGAGAAACTAAATGGCTCAATACGAAGACCTTACAATAGACCAAGGTACTGACGTGCAAGTGCAACTTGAATTAGTTGACGCTAATGGTGCGGCTAAGAATTTAGCTAACCATACAGTCGCAGCGAAACTAAAAAAATCTTACAATAGTGACTCTGCTGATACTCATACGTTTACTACTGCCATTTCAGATAACACTATTAATTTAGCTTTAACTAACACCCAAACCGATTTACTAAAAGCCGGCAGATATGTTTATGATGTAGAAATTTCTTTCGTAGATAGTGATTCGAATACTATCATAGAAAGAGTGCTAGAGGGTAACATACACGTAACCCCATCGGTAACGAGGTAAAATAATGTCGATTAGGGTTCAATCCGGTTCAAATACTATTGTAAAAAAAGTAATCGTTGGTACTCCCATTAAAAGAGTCACTAACGGCGCTTTTACTATATCCACGTTAGGTGGGGTAGATCTATCTACTTTAGAAAATGGCGCTTTGCTGGTTTATTCTGAGGGATCTGGTAATTTTGAATCTACTAAAAACATTGATAATGAAGATACAAATTTTAACGGAGGAAACTTCTAAATGGCCGTAATTAGAATCAAACGATCTACGGGCACTTCGGCACCGGGCTCATTGAAAACTGCCGAACTTGCCTATACAATGGGCACTGGCACTCAGGCCAACGCAGGCGATCGCCTGTTCTTTGGTAAGGGTGACGATGGTGGCGGAAACGCAACAACCGTAGTACAAGTCGGCGGTGAATACTTCGTCGGTCTACTTAACCACGCTCATGGTACTCTTACAGCATCTGCAGCTATTATTGTGGATGCCGATAGTAAAATCAACGCACTACACGTTGATAATATTACTATTGATGGAAATACTATTTCATCTACTGATATTGATGGTAATGTCACTATTAATCCAAATGGGATTGGTGTAGTAGACGTATCAACATCTAAGATCACGAATGTAGTTGATCCAACTGCAAACCAAGATGCTGCTACTAAAAAATATGTCGATGACCAATTTTCAGGGGATGCTCAGTTATTCTCTATTGCAGCAGATGTTGGTTCTGTCGATGGTATACAAGGTAATGAAACTGTTACGTTTACTGGCGATACAGGTATTACAACCAGTGTATCAGCAAATGAGATTATCATTGATCTTGACGACACAGCGGTTACTCCTGGATCATATGGTTCGACTACTGCTATTCCAACCTTTACAGTCGATCAACAAGGTCGTTTAACTGCAGCTAGCACGGTCAACGTTGCTACAACGCTGAACTTTTCAGGTGAAACTGGTACAGGTTCAATCTCTCTTCTAGACTCAGATATAACAATCGCAGCAGGCGAAGGTATTAATACAGAGGCAAGTGGTACTACTATTACCATTTCTGCTGAAGATGCTACTGATACCAATAAAGGTGTAGCATCATTTAACGCTACAAACTTTACAGCATCAAACGGTGATATTACTTCTAATGATATCACATTTAATGCAGATACAGGTTCAGCAGCAGAAACGCTAGGCGGATCAATCTCAGTCAATGGTACTGCGGCACAAGGTATTAGTACTTCTGCAACGGGCACTGCGATTACTTTAACCATTGCCGATGCAGTAGCTAATGCAACTACTAAAGGTGTTGCAACCTTTAATGCTACTAACTTCTCGGATGATGGCGCTGGGGTTATTTCTTCTAAAGATATTACTCTTGGTAGTACATCGCTTACATTAGGTGAATCTACTACTACGCTTGCAGGTCTTACTCAAATCGATGTTGATAACATCCGTATTTTTGACAATACTATTGCATCGTCTACTGGTGTACTTTATATCGACCCTAATCCTATCGATTCAGATGGCGGCGAAGTTATTATTCGCGGTAACTTTACTGTACAGGGTCTAACGACAACTGTTAACTCAACTACCGTTTCTATTAATGATAAAAACATTGTTCTTGCAGACAGCGCTTCAAACTCAGCAGAAGCTGACGGCGCAGGTCTGACCATCAATGGTCCAACTACTCCTGCTACATTTACGTATAACGGAGCTAGTGACCAATGGGAGATGAACAAACATCTCAATCTGCCAGATAATACATCGTTATCCTTTAATGGCGTATCTTGGCTAGAAGAAGTCGATGATCACATAGCTACAGTCTTCCAAGAAGGCGAAGGCATGGACATCGCATATGATGACTCTGCTGGCACAATTACATTTGCTGCAGAATTAGCTACATCTTCGAATCTTGGTGTAGCAAGTTTCGATGCAAGTGAATTTGACGTAACAGCAGGCGCAGTTACTCTTGCTACTATCGACGGCGGCTCGTTCTAAACATATATAAAGCTAAAGTCTGGGTTATTTTTATATCCCAGACTCTAAACTAAACCCTTTATTAAGGATAAAATATGGCTAAGGTACTTCTTAAAAAGTCTTCAGTCTCGGATAATGCACCGGGCACAGGAGATTTAGAATATGGCGAACTCGCACTTAATTATGCTGACGGTCGACTATATTATAAGAATTCTTCAAATCAAATTAAAGGATTTATAGATTCGGCCGGAGTGGAAAGCGTATTAGCAGGGTATGTGCCTCCACTGGCAGAACTGCCTGCACATGATGATCTTGAAGGTTTTGTAGCAAATGAGCATATTGATCATAGTACTGTAACTTTAACTGCTGGCTCCGGTCTAACAGGCGGGGGTGATATTACAACCTCTCGCACATTTAATATTGGCGCTGGTACAGGTATTACGGTTAATGCTGACAACATTGCTATTGGCCAAGATGTTTCAACTACATCAGATGTTACCTTTGCTAAAGTAACAAGCGACTCTGCTTCAGTCGATAATATATCGTTTAGAATTCGAACCACAGCTCCGAACGATGCTGCAGGTACTTTATATTTCGATTCTGATGAGCAACAATCTCTTTCTCTTAAATTAAGAACCTTAGAGAATCCCACACCGGGTGTTACCCTTAACGTAGGTCAAGAAAACTTACTCTACGTTCACAACTTATCCGGCGCAAATATTCTTAACGGTAAAGCTGTTTACGTATCCGGTACTGCTCACGGTAAACATCCACAGATTTCTTTATCTAAAGCTGACACGTCTGCTACTGGCCAAATTGCTGGTCTTACTACTATGGATATTCCCAACGGCGGACATGGTTGGGTAACTACATCTGGTATGGTAAGAGGACTAGACACCTCGTTATTTACTACAGGTGATGTTCTTTATCTTTCTAAAGATTCCGCTGGTGAATTAGTTAACACCGGTGTTTCAGTAGACGACGGTTATCCTGTCCATGCTGCTAGAGTTATGACAGTTGATTCTAGTGAAGGTATGGTGCTTGTTGAGGTATTCTCCGAGCATTTTGAATACTTACGTGTACAAGATAGAATTCGTGTTGATGGTAGAATTAATATGGATTCAGCTGTTGCAAGTGAAGTTGCAACTGGTCTTATTGACCTTACACCAACAGATCCAGGTCCAGCTTGGAAAGAAGGTAGACTTTACTATAATGATGAATATAAAGCGCTAACTGTATATAACGACGAAGCAGACATTTCGCTTCAGGTTGGTCAAGAAGAGTGGGTTCGGGTTTATAATAACAGTGGTTCTGCCATTCCTGATGGTAGACCGGTATATGCTACAGGATCTCTCGGTGAGACCCTGACGATTGCCCCTGCTGATGCTACAACCGAAACAAAAGCGCGTGTTGTCGGATTAGCGACGCATACTATTGAAAATTCTTCTTACGGTTATGTGACTGTTCGAGGTTTAGTTTCAGGATTTGATACTTCTGCGATTGCAGCTGGACAACCTATACATCTTGCCGCAGATGGTTCACTCAAAAATACTGCTGCTACATATCCGTACTTCCCAGTCGAAATTGGGGCCTGCGTGGTATCAGATTCCTCTGGTGGTTACGTTTACGTCAACGTTGACTGGCATCACTCTGAACAATTGAGAGTAAGTGGTAATTCGCACATCGACGGTAACCTAACTGTAGACGGTGACTTAACTGTTAATGGTACACAGTCGATTGTTTCACAGGCTAACCTCGCAGTTGATAATTCATTTATCTATCTGAACTCTGGTAATACTATTGGTTCTGCGAATACTAACTTTACAGGTTCAGGTCTGGATGATGCTTACTTCACTGGACACTATGAAGGGACAACGACACAAACATTCTATGTTAGAATTGATGGGGTTGGTACAGGTTCTGGCGGTGTCGATACGTTTGAATGGTCATTAGATAACTTTTCAACGACCGAAGCAACCGACGTCGATATTACAGGTGATGATCAAGCTCTAGCTGATGGTATCAGTATCTTCTTTAACGCTACAACTGGTCACACCTCTGCTGATAAATGGGATGGCCAAGCTGCTCCAGTAAATACCGATACAGGTTGGTTTACTAATCGTAACACTGGCACTACTGGGGTAGGATATACACACCTTGGTATTTACTTTGATGTAAGCGATGGTATATTTAAAGTAGTAGATGAATATGCGCCTGAGCCTAATGGAAGCATTGACGATGGTGATGCATCGTATTCACTTGGTACATTTAAAGCCGATACATTCCAAGGTAACTTAACTGGTAACGTAGCAGGTAACGTAACAGGTAATGCTACATCTTCTACAGTCTTAGCAACAAGTCGAAATATTGCTATCAGCGGTGATATTACAGCTTCAGGCGTAGCATTTAATGGTTCAAGTAATATTACACTATCCGCAGCTATTACGGCTGGATCGATTGTAAATGCTGATATTAATGCTTCAGCAGCTATTGCGGATACCAAGCTTAATACTATATCTAGTGTAGGTAAAGTCCAAAACTCCGCAACATCCGCTACCTCAGCAAATACATCTTCATCAATTGTAGCAAGAAATGCATCTGGTAACTTCTCTGCTGGTACAATTACAGCAGCTCTTACTGGTAATGCTTCAACCGCATCTGCTCTTGCAACCGCTCGTGCGATAGCTCTTACCGGTGACGTAACCGGTAGTGCTAACTTTGATGGTTCAGGTAATATCTCAATTACCGCTACTGTTGGTGATGATACACACAACCACGTTATTTCTAACGTAGACGGTTTACAGACAGCTCTCGATGCTAAGTTGCCTCTTGCTGGCGGGACTATGTCTGGTAATTTAACTTTCGGTAGTTCAGCAGATATTAATCTAGGTAGTGGCTCCCAAATAAATGTTGGTGTAAGTGGCGAAGATAACTATGTATTTGCTTTTGCTCCCTCTACAAATTTCGGCTTAACTTTTAATACCGCAGCAGGAAATCCGGCCGGTGGATCTTATGATTTTAAAAATGGCACTGGTGCACAAATATTCGTTATCCCAGCAAATAGTGGCCGCGGGGCACAGTTTAAATATGATGGAAATGTTATCTTCACAGATGGCTATCATCCTAATGCGGACAAATGGACGACTGCTCGTACAATTACATTAGGCGGGGATTTATCTGGTAATGTTAGTATTGATGGATCTGCAAACGTGACACTAACTGCTACGGTAAATGATGGCTCAGGATCAGGTTTAGATGCCGATCTTCTCGACGGTCAACAAGGTTCGTATTACCGTATTGACGTATATAACGCAGCAGGAACACTTTTAAACTAATATAAATAGTTGAAAATAGGAATAAGATATGGCTAACCCGAGTTCAAGACAAGGTCTTATAGATTACTGCCTTAGAAGATTAGGCGATCCAGTAATCGAGATTAATGTCGATGTTGATCAATTAGAAGATCGGGTTGACGAGGCTTTACAGTACTGGCAAGAGTATCACTCAGATGCGACGTATAGAACCTATGTATCGCAGCTCGTAGGTGACAGTGACGTATCGAATAAATATGTTACCGTTTCTAATGATGTGATTTACATAAGTAGAATGTTCCGTATTTCGTCAAGCTTTAATACTTCGTTTAATTTCTTTGATATTAAGTATCAGATGATGTTAAATGACATTGCTGATATGCAAAACTTTGCAGGGGATTTAGCGTATTACGATCAGCTAAACCAGTACCTATCTCTGCTTGATATGAAGCTCAACGGTGAACCACAGACTACGTATTCACGTAAAATGAATCGTCTTTATCTTCACGGAGACTTTAATGATAAAGATGTGCAAGCCGGTGATTATATTGTATACGAAGCATACAAGACTGTAGATTCCGGTGCTCATACAAAAGTATGGAATGATATGTGGTTAAAAGAATATACCACTGCATTAATTAAGCAACAGTGGGGTTCAAACCTAATTAAGTTTGAAGGAATGCAATTACCAGGTGGAGTTACCCTTAACGGAAGACAGATCTTTGAGGATGCACTACAAGAAATTGAGAAACTAAGAGAAAAGATTCGCATGGACTTTGAGATGCCAGCAGATTTCTTTGTAGGATAAACAAATGGCAACAAATCATTATTTTAGCCAAAAGGTTAAATCAGAACAAAACCTATATGAAGATATTATTATAGAATCTCTTAAGATCTATGGTCAAGATGTCTATTACATTCCAAGAGAAATAGTAAATGAGGATCGTATTTTAGGCGACGATATACAATCATCATTTAGTAACTCATATAAAATCGAAATGTATATCGAGAACGCAGAAGGGTTTGATGGAGAAGGGGATCTTTTTACTAAGTTTGGTATTGAGATTCGTGACCAAGCAACCTTTATCGTATCTCGTAAAAGGTGGAATCAAACTATAGGCCGATATGATAATGAGATTAATTCTGTAAGACCAAGAGAAGGTGATCTAGTTTATCTTAGCCTATCTAATTCTTTATTTCAAATTCAGCACGTTGAGCATGAATCTCCATTCTACCAAATAAGCAATCTGCCCACCTATAAAATGAGATGTGAACTCTTTGAGTATAGTGGTGAAGCACTTGATACTGGTATTGATGTAATTGATGACATTGAAGCAGACTACGGATACCAATATGTTCTTACAGTCGATGTTACCAGAACTACTGCTCTTGGTGATGTAGGTATTACCGACTCCGGTAGTATCGGTGGTCTTAGACTAGTAGATCCTGGCGCAGGATATTTTAAGACAGCACCTATAGTTACAATTTCTACACCAGACGTTGGGACAGGCGCTGAAGTGGTAGCTATAATAGATAGTGATTTAGGACAAGTTATTGATCTAACGTTAGTTAATGGAGGTTTTGGATATACCTCAGCTGATTTAACTATAGCACCACCACCTGTTATTACATTTACAAAGGGTGAACCTGTGTATCAGACCCTTTCAGATGGTACTATTATCGAGGGCGAAGTTTCAGATTGGAATGATTCCAGTGGCACTTTGAAGATTGTTTCGGTTGGAGCTAGCGATGGCAAATTCCACGCTATTACGACTCGACTTATTCTTGCATCTGATGGTTCTGGTGGATTAGTTACAGCAGTGGTAGAAGATAACCAGCTATCTGAGAATGAACAGAATTTAGACTTCGGTACTGATAATCTAGAATTCTTAGATTTTAGCGACGAAAATCCATTTGGAGATCCTCAGTAATGTTAGGAACATATTTCTACCACGAACGTATCCGTAAAAGCGTCGCAATGTTTGGGTCTCTTTTTAATAACCTGTATGTTCTTCGTAAAGATTCGACGGGTAAAGTGCTTAACACTATGAAGGTTCCTTTATCGTATGCACCTAAAAGAGATTTTTTAGAACGTATTAGGGAAAATCCTGACTTAACCAATGACACAAAGGTGGCTATTAAATTACCTCGTATGTCGTTTGAAATCTTAGGGTATCAATATGATGCGCAAAGACAGCTACAAAAAATGGGTGCAAGAAATAGAGCTAGCGATAGTATAACTACAAACTCGAAGATATATAACTACGTACCATATACTATTGACATGCAGCTTAACGTCTATGCAAAGACTCAGGATGATGCTCTACAAATAGTAGAACAAATCATGCCGTACTTTAGTCCACAGTATAACTTAACCATTAAGCCATTTTCAGATTATCCAGATATAAAAGAAGATGTTCCTATTATATTAAATGGTATATCTTACTCTGATGACTATGAAGGATCTTTTAATAGACGAACTATTATCTATCAATTAGACTTTCAAATGCATGCCAACTTTTACCAGAGCATTAACGAAGGCAAAATTATTCGCAAGGTTACTAATGAAATTTATTTTATGGCAGATTCCGATTATAAGGTTTCAACTTTAACAGTAGAACCAAACCCCTTAAACGTTTCACCTGATAGTGATTATGGATTTACAGAAACTTTAACAACATTGATTGATTGATATGGACTCAGATAGAATTAAAAATGACTATGAATATTCAAGAGACACCTTATTTGATTTAATCAATAAGGGACGAAATGCTCTTGAAGATATGATCGACGTCGCACGTGAGAGCGAGCACCCTAGAGCATTCGAAGTGCTATCTGGACTTATTAAAAACGTTGCTGATGTTAACGATAAGCTTATGGATCTGAATAAGAAACATAAAGATATTAACATTAAAGAACAACCACAGTTACCTCATGGACAAACTACTAATAATCTGTTCATAGGATCAACAACAGATCTTCAACGTATGCTTCAAGATGCGAATAATAAACAAGTAGAGAGCAACGTAGTTGATATTACACCACATTTAAAAGATGAATAATATTGTAAATACTAATGAAGGTTACTTAGGTAATCAAAATGTTAAACGTGATGGGATTGTTCAGGGATGGTCACAAGAAACTATACTTGAATATCAAAAGTGCATGAATGATCCTGCATATTTTGCTGTGACATACTGTAAGATTATTTCACTTGATGAAGGCTTAGTAAACTTTAAGCTGTATCCTTACCAGAAAAAGATGTTTCAGCACTTTAACGATAACCGATTTACTATTGTTCTTGCATGTCGTCAGAGTGGTAAATCAATTTCATCTGTTGCGTATCTGCTTTGGTTTGGCATTTTTCATTCTGAAAAAAATATTGCAGTATTAGCAAACAAAGGTGCTACGGCCCGTGAGATGCTTTCACGTGTTACACTTATGTTAGAGAACTTACCATTCTTTCTACAGCCTGGCACAAAAGCTTTAAACAAAGGTTCAATTGAGTTTAGTAATAACTCTAAGATTTTTGCTGCGGCTACTTCAGGTTCTTCTATTCGTGGTCAATCTGTTAACCTACTTTATCTTGACGAATTTGCATTCGTTGAAAATGCTACAGAATTTTATACATCGACATATCCCGTTGTTTCATCTGGTAAAGATACAAAGGTTATTATTACATCAACTGCGAACGGTATTGGTAACCAGTTCTATACTATCTGGCAAGGCGCTGGACAAAAGACAAACGCATATATACCATTCAGAGTTGATTGGTGGGATGTTCCAGGGCGTGATGAAGCTTGGAAGCGTGAGACGGTTAACAATACTTCACAGCTTCAGTTTGATCAGGAATTTGGCAATACGTTCTTCGGCACTGGCGACACACTAATCGGCGCAGAAGCTCTTATGAGAATGAAGGCTATAGACCCTGTTAAGATTCTAGAGGGTGGGCACTTACTGGTTTATAAAGAAACCAAAAAAGATCATGAATATATTATATGCGTAGATGTAAGTAAGGGAAGAGGACAGGATTATTCTACATTTAATGTGATCGATGTAACCTGTAGACCGTTTGAACAAGTCGCGGTTTATCGATGTAACTCTATCTCTCCAATACTCTTCCCTGACATTATTTATAAGTATGCAACTTCTTACAATCAGGCATACGTTATTATTGAATCAAATGATCAAGGTGTGCTAGTCACGCGTGGTTTATATCATGAATTAGAATATGAAAACATGCACGTATCGTCTGCGCTTAAATCAGACGGAATTGGTATTGAAATGACTCGCAAGGTAAAACGGTTAGGATGTTCTGGTATTAAAGATATTATTGAGAATGAAAAACTCCAGATCCATGACACCAATACTATCTTAGAGTGTTCTACATTTATTGCCAAGGGCCAATCGTATGAAGCCTCACAGGGTAACCATGACGACTTAATGATGAATTTAGTTATGTTTGGCTACTTTGCTACGACTGAAATGTTTGGTGATATGACGGATATCAATTTAAAAGAGATGATGTTTAAGGATAAAATGAATCAGATTGAAAATGACTTGGTGCCATTCGGATTTATTGATGATGGATCTGATGCAATTAATGAATTACAAAGAGAAGACGACATAGGTAAACCTTGGGCCATAGACTATGAACACCACAGTTTCTAAATATAATTTCTTATAAATAGAAATAAGTGATAGATCCGCATTATGATATAAGCTTATAATTTAACTCAGAGGAAAAGAGTCATGGCAATTTCAACACCATTACAGTCTCCTGGCATATTTGTTAGAGAGATTGATCTTACTGGGGTTGTTCCGAATGTTCCTACGTCTACTGGCGGTTTTGTTGGGGAATTTAACTGGGGTCCTGTAGAGGAAACTCAATTAATTTCAACAGAAACCGGTTTGGTAGAAGCATTTGGTTCACCTGACAGTGATAACACAGTAGAGTGGCATTCTGCTGCCTACTTCTTAAGATATTCAAACGAGCTTCAAGTCGTTCGAGTTGTAGAATCCGCAACGAATGGTTTCGATGTGGCATCAGGCGCTGCAGCACCTCTTGTCAAAAATAGAGATAACTTCGATAACCAAATCAGTGCACTTAACGATAGCGATCATTCGTTTATCGGCAAATATCCAGGTGAGGTTGGTAACTCGATCTCTATTCACTGGTGTGGTGCAGATTCTTCGGGTGATTCCGACTTTAACGCTTGGACTTATAATACAAGCTTTGATACAGCGCCAGGTACATCTGCACATGCAACAGACGCTGGAGCATCAGGCGATGAAGTCCATGTAGTAGTAGTTGATCGCCTTGGCGAACTATCAGGTACTAGAGGCCAAGTCTTAGAAACCTTCCCATTTGTATCTCTTGCAAAAGGTGCATTAAGCGCTGATGGTTCATCTAATTACATCCTCGACAGAATCAACAACGGTTCTAAATACACTTGGATGGCTGGATTTGGTACTGGCAACTTTAGCGTACAAGCAGGTACAAATGCGGCTTCTGGTAAAGACTATGCTCAGTCGGGTGTAGTAACTAAATCTATCAATTTCACAGGTGGTTCAAATGGCAATGCTCTTGGTGTAGGCGACTATGCAACAGGCTTTGACTTATTTGAAGATAAAGAAAATCTGCTAATAGATTTCTTAATTGCTCCAGGTATGAACGCCCGTGCGGATCAAACTTCGGTAGTTAACGATTGTGTTGCGATTGCACAGGGTATTCGTAAAGACTGTGTAGTAGTTACTTCACCTGCAAGATCTGATATTATTAATAATACAGATCCAACCACAAGTACTGTTACAACTGGTAATACATTTACTAGTTCGTCTTACCTTATTGTTGACAACAACTACCTAAAGGTATATGATAAGTTTAACGATCAATACATCTATATTCCAGCGGCATCTTCTGTTGCAGGTATTATGGCTGCTACTGATGCAGTTGCTGCTCCTTGGTTCTCGCCAGCTGGTCCACGTAGAGGTCAGATGCTTGGTATTACTTCACTGGCATACTCTCCTAACCAGACTCAGCGTGACACTCTTTACAAAGCAGGCATTAACCCGATCGCAAATATTCCTGGTCAAGGTGTAATGTTATTCGGCGATAAGACTAAGCTTTCTCGTCCAAGTGCATTCGATCGTATTAACGTACGTCGTCTGTTCCTCGGTATTGAAAGAGCGATCTCTGTTGCAGCACGTAACGTTATGTTTGAATTCAACGATGAGTTTACTCGCGCAGAGTTTAAAAATGTTATCGAGCCTTTCCTTAGAGAAATCCAAGGTCGAAGAGGTATCACCGACTTCCGCGTCGTTTGTGACGAATCAAACAACACACCGGCAGTTATAGATAGAAACGAATTCGTATGTTCGATCTTCGTCAAACCAGCACGTTCAATTAACTTCGTAACGCTTAACTTCGTTGCAGTTAGAACAGGTGTTGACTTTGAAGAAGTCGTAGGTACGGTATAAGCGCTAAGGAGAATATAAAATGGCTATTCTTGGAGTAGACGATTTTAAGGCCAAGTTAAAAGGTGGTGGCGCTAGACCTAATCTGTTTAAAGCTACTATTAACTTCCCAGCTTATGCAAATGGTGATGTAGAAATTACTTCATTCCTTTGTGAAGCTGCTCAGCTACCTGGATCAACAATGGGATTAATTACAATCCCATTCCGTGGTAGACAACTTAAACTTGCTGGTGATAGAACGTTTGACACGTGGTCACCAACAATTATTAACGACACTGATTTCCGTGTTCGTAACTCAATGGAACGCTGGATGAATGGTATTAACGCACACAGTGCAAATACTGGACTGACAGCACCTATTGATTACGAAGCAGATCTGTTAGTGGAACAGTTGGACCGCGATGGATCAATCCTAAAGACATATACCTTTAGAGGTTGCTTTCCTACCGTGGTATCTCCAATTGATCTTGCGTATTCTGCGAATGATGATATCGAAAGATTCAGTGTAGAATTCCAAGTTCAGTATTGGGAATCAAATACCACTTCCTAATAAGTGGATATATAAGATCAGGTTGGGCGGGAACGCCCAACCTCTTTAAACGATAGGATTAATAATGGCTGATAACAGTTTAAAATTGTTTGGGTTCGAAATTAGGCC